TCAGGATTATATGCCAAATTTTCTAACTCATCTTCATCCATAATAAGGTTGTATAATTCATATTGTGTTTGATAACTTCCTAAAGCATCAAAATAGTAAGTATACTTCCACTCTTTAGTACGAATAGACCTTAATCTATTTGTCGTTTTAACTGACGATGGTAAACTATTCGAACCTGATTTAGTATCATCGAATGTAAATAGAATCGCATCCTGAACAGAAATACCTCTCTCCATAACAGGAACCAAACTAACTCCTCTAGCATTTGATGGTGGGACGATTCCCACAATATCCGCTAACGTTGGGACAATATCAACTAATGTTGCTAGCTCACTGGACTTCTTACCTTCAGGGAACATAATAGGATTAGATATTACCATAGGAATTCTTAATGCCTCTTCATAAGCAACGAACGCCTTTTGTCTCATTCCTCCGTGAGACATACCCATCTCTCCGTGGTCTGCCAATCTAAATACTAATGCATCATCCGCCATTCTTGGTCCTCGTGTGTCATCATATAATACATTAACAAACTTACCTATCTCACCATCAATTTTCTTCAACAAATACGCGTAGAAGTTAAGGTAGTTTAGTTTCATATCATCATTATTTAACACACCCAATAAACCATCCGCAGCAATATTAGTTTGAAGTTGAGCCATCGGTTTTTTGTTTCTCAATAGATTTTCATCATAACTCTTTGGAAGTTCAGGAATTTCTCTACCCGTATATTCATCAGGAGTGTATCCGTATTGTACAAACTTTGGGTAACCTAATACGTCGTGAGGGTTAACTAAACTTAAGACTAAACAATATGGTGTCATATCACCATTCTCTCTTCTGAGCCTAACCGCTTCTAAATACTCAATAGCCTCGTTCACATATCTATCATCTGCATTAGGAAAACCACCACCAAAGTTTTCAGGTTTTGCATCTTCACCAGCGTCTGGACCAACCCAACCTTTAAATCCATATAATGCAATGTCTTTTGCCAATGGGTCACCACCGTCAGCACCTTTACTTAAATGCCATTTTCCACGATATTGAACATCATATCCTAAACCGTCTAACATCCTTCCAATGTTATTTGTTTTATTATTTAATTGAATTTCTCCAGGTGAATATATACCTCCCTCTGTTAATGTTTGAGTACATTGATGTTGTGCAGGATAAGTACCCGTAAATAATGTAGCTCTACTTGGTGTACACATACAGCTATTACAAAACGCTCTGTCAAAACTAAAACCATTTTCTTTTAATTTGGTTAAGGTTGGGAGGTTTTCCTTTTCCCAATTGTTAGGGAAGTGCTGTGTGGCTCTTTCTTGGTCCGTGATGATAAAAATAATATCAGGATTCTTTTCTAATCTTTTCATTTTGCTATTGTTATATTTTATTAATTCGGTCGTAGACCTTCTTAATCTTTAATATTAAGACTTTAAAAATAAATTTAAATAATTATTTTAAAAATATTATGGCTCATCCACTACAACATGCAAAATCATCAGTAAATAAGTTTGGAGGTAAACCTGAAGACTATATTCATATACACCAATGGTTTGACGAAACTAAAGGATGGTATCCACACATCTATCATAGAATGTTTAGGCATCACTCTGAAGGTATCTTTGAATGTGAAAAAACATTTGGTTTGTCATTTGAAAATAGTGATGGTAAGACCGTCTATACACGTTATGTTGGTGAGCAGCACGTTCGTGAAGACTTAAATAATCATATACCAACCGCCAAAGAATGGGTAGAAGTTATCTCTAAAAATGAAAAACCATTGTGGTTACTAAAAACTATGAAATTAAACATAGAAGACTAATATTTATTTATATGACACAAGAACTACAAGTTTATCTAAATCTATTTTCCAAATACCTAAAAACTGTTGGTTGTAATGATGCAACATTTAATGGGGATTGGTATTCAAAGAATCTACACACTGATAGATTTGACACCTGTAATGGTACTAACGAATTTAACCCTATACCAATGGAAAATAGTATAGAGGAGTGGTTAGAATCTAATAGTGAGGAAATAGATACGAACCAAGAAGGTGAAGACCCATATTCGTTTGATTTAGTAATAGATGTAATAGATAGAACTATCTCAGTATTTGAGATATATTCGGAACATAAAGATGGTGAGGAGACAGGAGTAACAATCAATATTGATGGTGCTGACGGATTAGACGCCGAACCTGATTTAGCACCTATAATTAGTGCCTTTTGTGACGATAAAGAAATATGTCGAGGAGGGGTTCAATGGGATTTTAACGGTGGTGGAGATAGTGGTTTTATTGAGTCTGAAAGGGGTACTGCCGATTTTACAGAAGGAGATATACCTATGACTAAAGATTTAGAAGATATGTGTTATCGTCTATTAGAAAATAACTATGGTGGTTGGGAAATTAACGAAGGTTCCTCAGGTTTTTTTACTCTTGATTTAGATTTAGAACAGTTAAGTCTTACTTACGTTGAGCATATTGAAGAACAAATGTATAATAGGGTTTGGACCGAAAAGTTCTAACAATAAAAAACCCTCCAATTGGAGGGTTCTTAATTTAAAATATTTGATGTTTAAAGAGGTTTATCTTTTAAGATATCTTTCTCTTTTGAATCATCACTTGCATCTGAACCGGGCATAATAATTGTCTTACCTTTTATTACCTTAAATTCTTTCTTTACGAAGAAACCTTCATACACCTTAACTAAGATAACACCAGCAACAATACCTGTACCGAATAAAAATAATTCACCCATTGTTCATTAATTTTTTTTTGGTTTATCAGTCATCAAATTGTTGATACGTATCAACGATTCAACGACATTCGTTTTACTATTTAGATATTCTTTATTCTGTTTAATAAAATTATAGAAGTAATCTAAAATATGTTGTTTGTTTCCGTGTATCTTTTTAGAGAGTTCACGATAAGTATATTCCATCTCATCATTCTCAAAGGCTTTATAGAGTGGTTCAAATAAATCGGCGTATAATGCAAATTTCCTAATATCTAACCCTTCTATTTGTTCATTTAAATCAAAATTCTTACCACCATTCCTTGGATTTATACTTTCAAAATCAACGCCAGTTAAAGGGTACACATTATCATATAACCAATCCCTAATCGCTTCTTGAACCTCATAACCCATCTCATCAATCGAATCTTCATCTATTGGGTTATCTTCAGAACTATACATTATATTTAACGTATCCATATTAGTGTACGTGTATAAGTCACCGAACTCATAAGTTACTCCATTACCTAATAATTCTACAGTAGATTTTGGGTCTATCAATACATTAATGTCACCAATCTCTAAACTTTTTAAACCGGTATGACGTTCCGTGTTTTCGTATATCTCCCAATCTGTAATTTTGATTCTTAAATAATACCCACCTGAAATAATTTTGATAATACCTTTTACCTTATCTTTCATGAGGTTATTTATACCGTCATCTCCAAGACTATACGATATTCTTCGTGCCACCTCATCTTTCTGCTTGTTGTCAAAACCCATATAATTCATTATCTGTGAATCAATTGAGTATCCAACAAGTTCAAAATATTTATCAATCAAATCCATACTAATAAATATAACAAATATACTATTTATAGTTATAACACAATTAACTAAGTGTGTTACCAATTTAAAATAATATGAATGAACTAAATACCGTAGTAAAATTACTTAACTCAATATACTCAACTATCAATCCTTATGATGTAAAGTATACGGTCGTAGATGGTCAATTAGTGTGTGACTTTACACTAATAGATGGAAAAAAAACACCACCTATAATATCTATATCTCCATTCCACACTAGAATATTAGATAATTTAATTAACGCCAAACAATACTTACCATATATAAATGTTAAGTCAGGTATCTTTGGTGTATTTAATATTATAATAATTGTTGATGGGGAAGTTCTAAAACCACAAAATGGAGCTGGTATTACATTAAATGAAAGTGGTAAAGAAATTTTAGAAGATTTTATAAATAAAATTAGTAAAGAGGTGAGTTTTGATACTGACAATTATACTCATCCAAACCCTAGAATCACACTATTAAATAGTAAGGTAAAATCAATGAGTAGTGTTGGTCCAGAAAGTTATACGTTTAATTTTGAGTTGAATCCGTCAGAAGTTATATTAACGATTGATAATACATCCGTAACCGTAAATATTAGTAGTATTCAAGATTTTATATTTAATTCCCAAGAAGCCATCGATGAAGAAATTACCCTTGATTTTATGGTTAGAGCTATTAGTAATTTGGTATATAGAAGTGTTGTCGATTCAGACCAAGAAAGTAAGGAACAGATTGAATTTTTTAATAAAATGTTGATAGCTGGTCATGACTATACAGATGGATTATTTTACGAAATGTTTATTAGAAATGAAATGTTTATGTCAGGTTTAGGTCCAATACAGGTGAACCCATATGATTCAGAAGGATATAATAAGTATTATATAAAAAAACTATGGGAGTATCTCAGTCTTAAATAACAAAGGAAACTCCTCGGTAATATCACATAAAGGTATCACTACATTCACCCTCTCTTTAACTAAGAAATCATAAAAATCCATAGTCTTTTGGTGACGTAACATCTTCATTATACGACCCGGTAATTGATTTAAATCTTTCCGATATAAATCCATTTCAGTTAAAGTTTTACTGTTATTCCAAAGAAAAGTTACATTAACATTTTTATGTAATGTTATTGGTATAATATTTCCCGTTATTTTTTTAGATTCAAAAGTGTCTCTTAGAATAATCTTATCCTCACCGTAAGATGTTGGGCTCACCATATATTCAATTACATAGAATTGTCTTATAAAGTGAATAAGAGCGTCGTCTAAATCCATAGTTAAATTTAGTTAGACAACGGAGCTTTAATTGTTGGGTGTGATTTATAACCTTTAATCTCATAGTCAAACTCACCGTTTAGTATATCTACATTCGATAACTCAATCGTTGGTAAGTCATATGATTGTCTACCACATTGCTCGTTAGCTTGGTCGATGTGATTCTTATATATGTGTACATCACCTAAGTTTCCAATCAATTCGTCTGGTACCATATTTACTTCTTCGGCAATCATTTCAAGTAATAGACCATAAGAGGCAATATTAAATGGAAGTCCTAAGAATGTATCTACACTTCTTTGATTCCACATTAAAGAGATTGCTCGATACTTTCCTGGATTAACAATTTTTTCCTCTCTGGTACTCATCCTTGTATAAACTTGAAATCCATAATGACAAGGAGGAAGTGTCATTTTGTCTAATTCACCTACATTCCAAGCATTGACCATTAATCGTCTTGAATCTGGGTTTGTTTTAAGTTCGTTGATTAGGTTTTTGATTTGGTCTATAAATACGTCACTTAATGTGTCATTAGGACCTAAATTACCAAACTTATTAGTCTTCCATTTTCTCCATTGTGCACCATAAATTGGACCTAACTCACCCCAGTTCTTAGCAAATGATTCATCTTCTTTAATATGTTCTATGAATTCTTCTTGACTAAACATGTCGTCGTGATATACTGATGGATGTGCTTTACAATATTTCTTATATGCGTCACCATTCCAAATATTACATCCATTGTCAACAAGATATTTAATATTGGTATCTCCTTTTAAGAACCATTTCAATTCAGTCATCATAGTCTTAACGGCCATTTTCTTAGTCGTTAATAAAGGAAACCCATCTTGCATGTTATGACGAATCTGTCTACCGAATACTGAGATAGTTCCTGTACCTGTGCGGTCACCTTTCTCGACACCATTTGTCATAATGTCTTTTAATAGTTCGATATAATCCCTATCTAGTTTATTCATGTGTATATACTATCATAGTATTATTGATAGGAAACCTATAGATAGGTGCGTTTTTTTCGTTTGATTGTCTTTGAAGAACTTCGTAGTATCCATTATAGTCTTTAATGGTCATCACGTTTTCTTTAGTTTCTGATGGTCCACTACCATCACTGAACACAACCTTCATTGTGTGTTCTTTTGTGTTAAATCTCAGTATATTCATTTGTTATTGTAATTATAAAATTATAGGGCAATAAAAAACCCCTAAGTCTATTATAACAAAGGGGTTTTAATAATCAATTATTTTTAGATTATTTTCCGATAACTAAATCTGAATAATCTAATTTTTCCATACCTTTTGATTCTTCCTCAACCTCGTCATACATATAAGCCTTAACTACGGCAACTACGCCAGATTCTGCTTGGGCTAACTTACTCTCCATCCAATCATCTAATTGTTCCCCATCATCCATCATTTCCCACATTTTGTAGGCCAATGTCGCTAGAGTAAAGAGTTGTTGTTTTGCCATGTACGAACCGTCTTTGTTTTCCGTTAAGGAAGCTTTCAATCTTTCCATTTGAGCTTCTGTTAATACAATGTTCGACATACTTTTACTATTTAGTTATAAATATCAAAGAATATGATAATAAGTAAATTGATAAAAAAAAAGGTGAAGAAAAAATCTCCACCTTTGGGACCGACACGGCTATGTGTTCGGCAACTCCATCACCCTTTCGGGATTATTAGACCATCTATTCAACGGTACCAATAATTTAATCTAAAATAGTTATGACTTAAGTAATTGTCAAGTTAAACTTTAACTCGGTTGATTAACCCAAGATAGGATATCATCACCTATTAAACTCTCATCGGAATATGCAATACCCCACATATCACCTTCTTCATCAATTAAATACTTAAAGAAATTCCACTTCGCTTCTAAGTCGTAACCCTCATCCGTTGAACCTGTATTGGTATACTGTAACCAATGCCATAACTCAGAATCTTTAAGTACGGTCTTAGGCATCAAATGGACGTTAGGATAATCCAACACCCCGTGACCGTCACAGAATGCCTTTACCACGTCTTTATCCCCTGGCTCCTGACCTCCAAAGTCATCACAAGGATAAAGATATACATGAACGTTTTTAGTAACATCTAAGAACTTTTTTAAGTCTTTATAGTTAGTGTCGGTAAAACCACACTCTGAAGCCACATTGATAACGATGTGTTTTGTGTTCATCTCTTTTGGGTCGAGGACATTTCCATCCACATCAATGTGGGAACCATCATAAAAATTTTTTATATTTTCCATTTATTTAATAATTTATTTACTTCGTAATCAACAACATTTTTTACTGTATGACAATCCTTAATAGTATGTGCCTTACCATCCGTGGTATAAATCACCACATCATTCTCAAACCTTTCAATCTCTTGAATAACTTTAATCTCTTTGGTGGATTTAATCACCACGTACTCACCAACCTTATACATTACCCCTCCATTTTAGATTTTTGGATTGCATAGTCCGCCAAGGTTTGTGGTCGAGTATTACCCATAATCATAGATTGACGTAGCAACTCATACGGAATATGTAATAGAAAATCCTGACCATTGAATACCGATAAATCTTGCTTTAAATTAATACAAGAGTTAACCATTTTCAAAAATAATTTAAACTGAACATCATCATTATATGTGTCGTTCAATAACTCACCAAATGCCGGGTGGATGATTTTTATGTGCTTCTCGATTACCATATCTATTTCCTTTTGTTAATACAAATATACGGAATAAATCTTACACTGACAACTAAACGCAAAAAAAAACCTCGGTGGGTTAGCACCGAGGTTAAGGAAGGTATATGTGGTATAGAACGCTGAGATTACACGTTTATATGACCTGTCTTTAATGAGATTACCCGATAATGGTTGCTCATTTATCCACTTTTGTTGCCAAAAGTATCAAGTCAGTGTCGGTTACTTACGTTAACCAATCGTGTTCGTTAATAACTACTCAACTATTACTCTATTCTGTTAAACCTTGCGAGTTCACTAAGGGATGGCCGTCCCACCAGGTATTTCATAATTGACATCGAATGACTTGCCGTCGGTTCAATGACTCCGTTAGTGTAAACCCGGAGTATTAGACACCTTTCGTTATCAACGCCTGAAGACTTTCGCTTTGTATCTATTATTATAATAGTAGCAAAATGTGGATTTAGGAAAGATGTGCTTCAGGAGAAGGTTCGTTCCTTTTGAGAACAAAATGCTTCACACCTCTCTGTAAGTCTGTCACTTACGGTATGTCAGGACAACGTCAACTTTTCACGTCTCGGTCACCCATCGTACTGGTACCCAGCTCTACAACACCTGACAGGGTGTGTCGAACCGTCACCTGTAGCTTTTCCTATTGATGTCACCATCTCAACTCTGATACTCCACGTAATCAGAATAGTCTTAACCCCTTAGCAGTTGCCCTTAGGGTCGTAACCGTAGCTACTTTGTTAGTTGTCAAAATACATTTGTACTCTGCGAACATCCAATAGATACTACTCTACCTTCCGTCCCTTTAGTCCCCTCACGGGGTTTATCTAACGACGCTAAACCGCCGAGTGTTGATTACACTTTCTTTATTTTGGAAAGGACACTCTCCGAAGAGAATATCAAAAGTCCGTAATAATCAACCTCTAATATTTCAAAGAACTTATCTTTTAACTTTTTACTACTACAAATCTAAAACATAATTTTCAGACTGTCAAATAAACTTTTAAGTATTTTCTGTTTTTTTCAGTAGGGTAAGATATAAATATTACTCTTTCCCTTAAAAGTCATACGAAGATAGTTAAAAAGACCTTTTCGTCAAGTTTTTTTCTTTATTTTTTTTAAAAAGGTTACCAATTTGTTTGGAATAACCATTAACACACAGAATAATCTAAATATTATTCAATTAAACCTCTGTTACTTAGCTTTTGCGTTTTCAGTAAAGTTTGAAATTAACGCATCCAATTTATCCATTGCTGATGCCATCTTATCAACCATAAGGTCCATCTCCTCTAAATGTTGTGGATGTTCACCAATCCCAACGGAATTATGAAAATACACATTTAGGGTTGCCTTTGCAGCTATTACATCTGCCTCATACTTCTTTACTAACGCTTGATACATTAAATTCATTTTAAAATTATTTTTAGTAGTTTATTAAATTGTTCTGTCATTGGTGATGGTAATTCATCCTTTCCAAAATATCCACATTCTGTGTGCTCGTCACCATCTGTGGCGTTTTCTAAGTCAGGATAAATCTCATCTTCACTTTCATATAGATAACAATATAACATACCTTTAATTTCGGAACCATCTCTGTTTGTTCTTTTAATAACACCACAAAAAATAGGTTCATTCATTATTGGTAGGTCCGTCTCCTCCATAAATTCTCTAATTGCAGCATTTAAAGGATTTTCATCCGTCTTAATACCGCCAGCAGGACACGACCAATGTCCCGGTAAATTACCGTCAGTGGCTCTCTTACATAATAAAACCTTATTATCATGTCTGACAATTATACCAGCATATCTTTTCATTTTATATTTTTTACTATATTTATATCTATATGAAAGTAACTATAGGTAATAATATTATTAAAGTCAAACTTTGTGTCACCTCAGATTCAATAAAAAAAGGTATGCAAGGTAAAAGATTCAATGAAGACTTTGATGGAATGTACTTTTTGATGCCATCTAAAGGTGAGCAGTCATTTTGGATGTATGATTGTATAATACCTTTAGATATTATTATGGTTGATGGGGACACTATAGACACTATTCACGAGAATTGTCCAATATGTGATAATGAAATGGAATGTAACTCGTATACCGGATATGGTGACAAAGTATTAGAACTACCTGCTGGTATGTCAAAACAAATGGGCATAAAAAAAGGAGATATTATCTCCTTCTCTATGTTTTAAGTTGTTACCTAATCTAAAATAACTTCTCTTATTTTTTTAACTTGGACTCACCTAAATCTTTAGATTGACTAATCTTTTCTTTAAGTTTTTTATAGAACTCTTCACCAATCATCTTAGAGAATTTAACATAAGGAGCATCTCCTGAATCTTTGTTATATACGTATTTACCTTGTGGCGGTCTCTTACCCCTACCGAAGTAATTAAGTGCGGCAATGTTAGTTATACACTTATGTCCACCTGAGTTAGCTTGAATCATCTCCCAAGCAGGTACACCTAACTTATCTAAGATTGCAATTTCAGGTTCCGTAAGTTTTGAGAATGGTTTGTCCATAATACCCTTAAGGTTTTCCATATAAGCCTCTCCACCTTCCATACTCCTAATCTTATCTCCATAAAACGCTTCTAAATCTGCGTTAGTAAAACCAACGGATGTTTCATCAAACTTCTTTGACGATTCAGAAATCCATTTAATAGTAGATAATGGTATAATCTTTTCTCTTAGTTTTGCTTCCCACTTACCTAAGACCTCTTGAGCAATCTCACCTAAGTTAACACCTTTAAGTTCCCTTTCAGTTTTAAATGGGTTACACGATGCTTGGACCAATCCCATTGGCCAAACCGTGATTAAGAAATCCGCTTCAGGATTTATCTTAAATGGTGTATATCTATCATATGAACCTGGTTTAAACATACGTCCTCCACCATATTGATAAATGATACCGTCTTTGAATGACATATTAGGGTCACCCTCTCTTTGGGTTACATAATCCTTTTGATTCAATGACATCATTTCAGGACTGGCATAATTTTCTCTATCTGCAATCCTTTTAATATTTTGGTAAATATTCAATAGTGACGGCTTTGATGACATCACCAACTCCTCCATAAATCCAGGTTTGTTTTTATATGCCAACATTAGTTTGTTTGTCGCCAAACCTAATGCAAATTTGTTTTTCTCTAATGACCTATCTTTCTCTAAACGGAAAATATAATTCATTATATCCTGAGGTTTTAAACCGTACTTAGCAAAGTCGGCTGAATCCACAGTAGATATTAATCTGATGTCATCTGATGTAAAAATATCCTTTGGTGACATTATTTGTGATAAGGTCTCAACGTTTGAACGTGATGACCTAAATGATGTCGCAGTATCTCCCTCAACACCACTTTGTGAATCGTGGTGGTCAGTATGTACCACAAACATTGGCTTTCCATGTGCAAAATCAACAAGTACCGGCATGGTATCACCCTGAGCATCTTGTTTCTTTACCGCAAATTCTGTATCACCATATTGAATGATTTCACTATCAACTACTTTGATACCGTTATCTTCCAAATAATTCTTCATAGCTAAAGCGGTAGTTACACCATCTAAATCTTGGTGAAAGTATATCTTAGCCTTTTTATATCTACTGGATAACTCTCCAATATTTCTTAATCCTGATTCATTAATTAACTTTTTCATTACGATAAAAACATTTTACTTTCCTCTACTCTTCTTTCTAAACCACCTGTGGTTCTGAACGTTTTAATTTGATTTGCTGCGGTACCCATTTCCCCAATTTTTATACTCTGTATGAACTTTGAGTTCCTTACTGCTTGACACCCAGTATTAAACACTAAAGATACCAATGCATCAAATTGCCCTTGAGTGACTTTATAATTTAAACCCTTATCCTTCCACTCTGAAAAGATTCTTCTAACACAATCAGCAGAATCTTTAGCATCATCATATAAAAACTTTAACGCCATTTCATTCGATATTTTCATACCCTTTTTAACTCCTTCAATGTGACCATAACCTATAGTCCACACTCCTTTAGTGTCTCTGTAAGCACTTAACATCGGATTTTTAATCCCATTAGTATGTTTCTTTGGGTCTCCTTCAAAATTTTTAATGTTATCCCAAAACATTTGACTAGCGCCCATTTCTGAACCATCTTTAACCGATTGTTCTACTAAGTAGTGTTTACGTGTGGCTGTCAGATGAAGATTTAATATCCTCGACCTTTCATTTTCATCAATCCTTTGTCTCATTACAGTTAAAAACTTTATTATAAATATCTATAACAACAAAAAACCCCTCATTTAATATAGGGGTCTTTCATTAGCGATATTGAACATGCTACTATATTTTCAAACCAAACCCTTTCAGGGTCATCCATATCATTTTTATTGAATTTCTTAATATGATTATTTGATGAGGTAATTATCATATTATTCTTATCAATAATTTCAATTTTTTGAATGTTCATCTAATACTAATTCTAATTGTTTTTGTTTATTTTGATATTCGACTATTCTCTCCTGAGCAACCTCACAATAGTTAGAACTAATGTCGACACCTATCCATGGTCTACCCAACATCTCAGCTGCTAAACACGTAGTACCTGAACCATTGAATGGGTCCATAACAATATCTTCTTTATAGGATAATATCTTGATGGCACGGTATGGTATATCTAAAGAGAATGTTGCCTTCGTCTTTTGTCTTGTGTCTGCAAAGTAATTCCATTGTCCGAATACTAACGACATAAAATCTTTCTTATCCTTATCCTCATAAACCAATTTCTTTCTGAACTCTCCCTCAATTTTTTCATTTGGAACCATTTGATGTTCACCTTCCCATTGCGGAGTGCCCTTTACCTTCTTCTTAGAATCTTTTTTGTATGCCAATATAACACACTCTTTTGGGTTATATATGTATGGTGCCGATGGACTCATCCAACTACCCCACGCTGTTGTCTTTGACCTATGAGGCGAATTCTCTTCTAAGTCTACAATACCGAAGAATCCAAAACCAAGTTGTTTCATTACCATCCATACCTCAGCAGAGAAGTATATTCTTCCACCTTTCTTTTGTCGGTTTATCTCATAAGGAATGTTAATTGCTATACGACCATCGTCCTTTAAAGTACGGTAAGCTTCACTTAACCACTTACGGGTAAATTCCATATACTCTGAAAAGTATTGGTCATCGTTCCAAATATCATAATCAATCCCAACACCATAAGGTGGGGATGTAACAATCAGGTCTACTGATTGTTCAGGCATCTCAGACATAAATTTTATGGTATCTGAATTGTGTATTTTTCTTATCATTTTCTTTTTTTATTTAAACATTGAAATTATAAAAACTATTACGGTAAACGGCCAAAAACAAATTGAGAATATTCTTTCATACATTGTAAAGTTTTGACCTGTAACTCGCATGATTAAGGTTTCGACTATTAATGAGACTACCAATCCAATTAAAAAGTAAGTGGTAACATCATTCATTATCTAATGTATGTATTCTACGATTTAAATACCATAAAGCCTTTTTCAGGTCTTGAACTGGTGGGTTATCCATCTTCTTACCGGTCCGACCAATATATTTTAATACATTGAATAAGTAAGCATCTTTATCTAATCCCCAAGCCTCCGCAACTTTAACTACTTCGTATACATTTTCTCCTCCACCGTAATGGTCAGGATGATTTACCATTTCTTTAATCATAACTAAACCTTTGACTTAAGTTTACCATTTCTTTAATCATAACTAAACCTTTGATTTAAGTACGTAATATCCGTTTTGATTTGTTTGTTCAATCAAACCCATTTCAATACATTCTTCTAATGTTTTTGTTGTTTCTTCAATACTCCTACCTAAGATATATTTTGCAATATACGTTATGTGAATCGGTTGTCTTAATTTACCCTCCAATAATACCAGTTCTTTTTTATCTATCATCATATTTTTTTTTCTTTGAATCTTTACGTGCCTTTCTTTTTTTCTTGTCAGATAAGTTATCACTTTACTATTATTAGATACTACTCTAACATTTTTACTTACATTTTTTGGATTATGTTCTTTCCATAACTCTTTAGAACAATATTCCCAACCATTGTTTACCAACATATGTGCTTGAGTGTCTTCGACACGTCTTACATCATCACCTTTCTTCACTGTTTTCATCCCAATCTTCTATTTTCCAATTATTATAAGGTATCATCTCCATACAATGCTCTTTGAGGAACGACCTATGTATATAAGTATGAGGATTATTTTCGACTTTATCAAGATATGCCCCCCAAAAAGATAATGTTGAATTTGATAATATATGTTTATCACATTTCGACATCAAATCTAAGCAAATATAAGGGTCTTCGTCAATAAAATAAAGCTGTGACCTCGGTATTTGGTTCTGATAAAGAATTGCCTTAGCCTTTTCAATGTCATCTGAAAATACTAATATCTTTTGTGTTTTATCTACGACTATCGTACTAAGTTTTTCTATAATCCAACCATACGGTACTTGGTCAACTCTCATAAAATCAGTCTTATTACCTAACCTCATATGTAAAGATATAGTCTCAGAGTTAAATAATGAACCGTAATTATGGTCTATCCACCAACGTAAGTCATCATCTAATTTTAATTTTTCAATTATATAATCTCTGTTGTGGTGCCAATACTTTTGATTAAAAAAATATCCTTGAAATAGATATGGTAGTTTTACTATTTTATCTAAGTCAAAGTAAACTCCGCCTTTACCAGTATCATAATCATATGCGGTTTCTTGACTAAACCACCATTTAAATGCATTTGGTTTACTATCAAACCACGGTAACTCACTATAAACGTCACCAGGAGATATCGGTCTATCTTCCATTATGTGTCCACCCCACGGTTCAAAATGATGGTTACGTGACCAACGATGTAACCTATGAGACCATCGTGATGTCTCAGATTGGTGTGTAGTCCAATATCCAAGTAAAGGGGTATAATTTTTGTCTTTGGCGTAAGATAATAGAGTTGCGATTTGGAATAACATGTTTCCTAAACCACCGGCTAACACTACTGAAACGGTATCGGGACCAATTACTACTGGCGTTATCCGTTTTAGAGGACCGTCATAACCGCTGTCATCAACTTCATCATATGTCATTTCTCAATTATTTCTAAAATCTCATCTTTATTCATACCCTTCTCATAGTACTCCATAAATTTAGATGACCATTCGTCTATAATAAACATATCCGCACTAAAAAGTTTATCAATACGGTCTGAATCTGTTTTTAAAATTAAATCTTTAGTTATGTATCTTTTATTGAAACCCATTTGTGTTCTGAATTAAGTCTAACGCTAATTATATGTTTTTGTCTCCATTCGTTAGGAGATATCAAAGATAAGAAATAAATTCCATTTTTGTTCTCATATAAATGATAAATGTTACCAATTACTGGTTCAAAAGAATATTTTGAGTTATATATTACCTCATTAAGTTTGACCTCATCAACCAAATGGTTGTATTCATCAACTAATTCCTGATACTTAGCACCAAAAGTCTTTTGGACCCTGTTAACACCTCTCTCCTTAAATGCCCCAACATCGTCTAAGACTATTGCTGGTGCAGAAACACTAGAACCATACGGTAGTAATGCTGCGTTGTACTTTTGGGTTTCTTCATCCCATACAATATGGTCTGGCTTTTTCAAAAGAATATTATTCTTTAAGTTCTTTTAGTTTAACAGTTTGAAAAATATAGTTCATTATTTTTCTCTTAACTAACGATAATAAAGAACCTTCCAATGGAAACTCATCAGTAAAAGTAATTTTAAATAATGGTAAATTTTCAATAAGTTTTATTCTTTCATCTTCATTAAGTCGTATTCTATCTCTGGCACTGAATATTTCATAATTTACACCCTTATCCTCGACATCTTCTAATATTTTATAACAACCGATAAGAATATTATCAATATTTGAAACCTCTCCTTGGTAGATTTTCTCAACAAAACATTTATTCTCTAAAGTTTTTTCTTTTATCGTCGTAATCTTATATTGATAGACATATAACTCATCTTTATATTCAAAATAGAAAAATCCTCGACCTGATTTTTTATCGACGATGGTGTCTTTGTTTTTAACTAAATCCACCATCACTGACTCATAAACTATTGACCATAATGATTTTGCCATCATAAAAAGGTCTTTAAATTTATCGTTAGCGTATTCTGCAGTGTTTAAAATTGATATTCTTTCCTCCTCTGAACCAACCATAATACCACTATAGATTAAGTCAGTTACGAGTATCTCATCATCACCTTCTTCAGGTAATTCTTTTAATGTTATAAATTGAAAGTGTTTTTTGATTCTTTCCATACTGGCAAAATGAATTGCCAACTCTTGAAAGGTTGGGTATATTTCTAAATTATCTAATTTTTCTTCTGCCTTTTTGACATAATCTAAAATTAAATATTGTTTGTATTCAAAATCTATC